TGTTGATGATCTAATAATTACCTGTAAATCTGTGTCAGCAAATATTTTAAATGTGTAGGCAAACTCGGTTGTACTACCATTACCCGAATACGAATTTTTTACTGTTGTGCTTGATACTGTCATAACTTAAAAACCTTTATTACTTGTTGAGGGTTTTGTAAATAAATATTCTTGTTTATAATGCTTTTTCATTTTATTTTCTACTCTTTATTCATTTTTTGTTCTTTTTTAAATATTCAAAAAGCAATTTAGCTTCCTCTTTTCTTCTTGTTGGGTAGAAATCTCCAAAGTCCATTAACTCATCATAAACACCTTGCCAATCATTATCTAAAGCTAATTTGTAAAAATTCATTTGTGTTCCATCTTTTCTTTTAAAAGATGACCCATATTGAAAAGCAACAGAAGCTAATACTGTAGCTTGTTCTATGCTTAATTCATTAAATTTTATTTTTGAATCTTTGTTCCATTTTTTTTCAAGTTTTTGTAATGATTCTTTTTTAGCAAATTTATTAATAATTCTACCTTCTTCTCTAGTAATTTTTAATTGTTTAGCTTTAGAAATAGCTTCATTACCTTTTAAGCCTAAATATGGTTCTAATTTATTAATTATTTCTTCTGGCAAACCATTTAAGTCAGATAGTTTTCTAGCACCTAAATCAAAACCAGAAGCAATAGTTACTCCAGATTTAGAACCTTCGGCATGTGGCACATAGCCAATAATTTCAAAACCCTCTCTATCTTCAATAAAATCCATATCTACATTTTTATATTTAACTAATTCTATATCAGCTTCAGTTGATTCTATATCAACTTCAGCAGCTTCTGCTTTATTAAATAAATTAAATAAAAAACTATCTCTTTCTTTTCTAGGTAATATCTCTTTTCCTTTTTGTTCTTCTGTATCATAAGATGGTTTTTTTAAATCATATTCTTGTTCTTTCTCTTGTATAATTGCATCTGATAGATCATATTCCTCTATCATATCTTCTCTTGCTTGTCTTTTAAAAGAATTAAAAACATTATCTATTATAATTTCTTTTCCTCCACGATTATTTTCGTCTCCTTCTTGAGCAAATTCATAATTTGTAGATTCAATAACTTCTGATAAAGTATCATATAAATTTTGACCATTAATTTCAGTTTTACCAATTCTTTCTATCCAATAATTATGAGCAGATTGATTATTTTTTTTAACTTCAGTTAAATCAATAGTTCCAATATTTTTTTTTGGTTGAGTTAATCTTCTTTTTAATCTCATAATTTCAACACGAACTTTATCTTCTTTTATATCAGATTTTCTACCTACCATTAGAGGTCCAACTGTTAATCCTAAATATGATAGACCGCCTTCTGGATTATAATATATAGAAGTTGGATTTTTAACTATTGGCTCTCCAGTTAATATGTCTCTTCTTGGTTCTAATTTTTCGTCTTTAGATAAAAAATAAGATTTTTTTATTATCTCATCTACAAATCCTCTAGCTTCATAACTTTCTGCATCAGCTTCTATAATACCCGGAACACCTTGACCAATAAATGCTTGATAAGGTATTGAATTACCTACAACTCTACCTAGATATTTTTCAATTTTACCGGGTTCATCACTTGAAGCAACTTCATAAGCATCAGAAATACCTTTCATATATGCTTTATTTAATAATCCTTTTGCAGCAGAAGTTATAGCAACAAAAGCAATATTTTCTTTATCTACATCATTTATATTATCGTGGTTTTCAAATATATCTGCCATAATTCCAAAAATATAAAAACGAGGATCCATTCTGTTATATTGCTTGTAAGTTATAGTTCCATCTTCATTTTTTTCTGCAATAGAATAAGGTTGCCAACCATTAGCTTCCCATTGTTTTCTTATTTGATAATCTTTAGGTCCTCCTCCTGTAATTTTTCTGTAAATATTTCCATCTCTATCTTCTATATCTGACATAGCTAAATAACTTGCATACGTCATTGCAGATATACCAAAAATTTGTCTACCCAAAACATCTGCTCTAGCTCTAGGATCTGCAGTATTCCATGCGTCTCTCATTGGTTTTGTAAATGCACCAAGAACAGGTATTCTTGTTTCAAATTGTCTCCAAAGGTTTGTTGGTGTTCTAACAAATGGAGTTAAAAATCTTAAATATGGAGCTTGTTCAATAAATTTTTGCCAAGCATATCCAATATTAAAAAATCTACCATCATTTAAACCATTAGTAAAAGTTGATTCTCTTGCTCCTGCTAGTGCTTTTGCTGCTATATCATTATCTACAACATTTGCTTTTCCATTTTTGTCAAAACCATTATCAAATATTTTTTTAATATTAGCTTTACCTTCTTTTGACCCAACATCTAATCCAAGTTCTAAAGTGTTATCAATAGCTCCAGAAAATAATCTTCCTCTATAACCTAATTGTTTAAATATTTCATCACCTGTCATTAAAAGTCTTACAGGAAGTTCAATAATTTTACCTATAAAATCAATGGCATTTCCAGTAATTCCGGAAACCTCTAAAGCACTTGCACTTATAGGTCTTACTGCTTTACCATCAATTATTTGTAAATTATCTTGTGTTCTTTGAAAAGGATCAAGAACCGCATCACCTTGTTTTAAAGCAATTCTAATAGCTTTAAAAGTATCACTAATTTGAAAAATCATTCCTTGATATTGAGCAAAACCTAATCTTATTGTTTTCATATCTTTTCTTACAGTAGCACCAGCTATTACCTCTATAGGTTTTAAAAATAATTCATAAGAGTTTGAAAGCATATTTATTGTGTGAGTATAAGTACCACCTAATAATCCATTAATAAAAACAGAGTTAAATGCCTCAATGTATTTTGAAAATTTAGATTTTGATAATTCATTTATAATTTGATTAGGAGCTATATTCTTTACCTTTTTTGCTAATACCGCTGGATTTGAATCAAAGTTTTTAAATAAATTTACAATTTTTGCTATTTCTAAAATTTTACCACCAGACCTTGTAACTTTAATTCTACCTGCTTGAGTAGTTCTTGCTGCACCTCTTATAATTTCTTTTGTTTTATAAAAGGTTTCTGCAATAACTTGTCCTCTTAAAGCAATTTCTTCTTTTGCTTCTTTTGACCATTTTGAAACATTATCTCCAAATTGATCAAGATATTTTGTTGAAACTTTTTGATAATCAACTGCTAAATCTTGAAGAACTTGTTTTGTTGCTAACATTTTAACAACACCTTCTTTTGAATCTTTTTCTTTAAATACAGTTTTTAAAACTTCGTTTTTATCTCTTGATAAAAGTTTTGCTAATTCTTCTGCAGCTTCATTTTTTAAAACATCATTTTCTAAATATTCTTTTGTAACATCATCAAAAGCATTATCAGTAACATTATCAATAGTATTTAAAACTTCTTGTCCATTTTTAAATGCACCAGTATTAATAACTTTACTAATCCAAAGTTCAGATGCTTGTTTAGCTGTTTCTTTTGTAGATTTTATTGTTTTAATTGCTTCTTTTAAATTAATAGAAGCATGACCTTCAAATGATGCTTTCTTTCTTCTTTTAGTAATTCTACCTTTTTCAACATCATTAATAACCTCTGAAGTTTCTTTTTGAATTTTTGTTCTTTGACCAATATCATTGGTTGCTTTCATTTTTTTAAAACCTTTAATACCATAAAATATTTTTTCTGCTGTTTTAGGAGTTCCTTTTAATCCAGTTGCAACTACATCAACAAGTCCACCAAGAAACATTCCCTCTAATACATTTTTTAATCTTCCTTCCATTTCTGTATCATATTCACTTGTTGCCAAATATTGAGTAACAGCATTATTGAAAACTGGTGAATTAAATTGTACCAACATATCTGATAATCTACCCTCATTAGGATCAAACACAGTAAGATCAGCAATAGCTCCAGCAATATAACTTCTTGATCTTCCTAACTTATTATATCCTTTTAAAAATTTAGCAGGTCCTGCAAAACCAGTTAGGAATCTTGTAATTCCTTCAGTAACTTGTCCTGCCTTTGTTTCTGGTTGATGAAATACTGGTAAATTTCTTTTTTCTGAATACTTACCTTCTTTCCATTTTGTAGGTGTAACATATTTTGGAATAAAATCTTTAAATGTAAGCGATCCATCTTTATCTCCAAATTCAAGTCCTCCAAGAGAAACTATATTTTCATCTATAAAATCACCTTGAGCTTCAATAGAATTTATAATACCTTGAGGAACAGAACTAGCCATGTCATCTAAAACATTCCACCAATTAAAATCTTTTTCATCTGGTTTTTTATTTAAACCAGATTGTATAGGAATTATTGGTTTTGTTTCTTTTTCATCTAACTCTAAAATTCCTAAAACTTCTGAAGATAACTGTGTTGCCATATTATTCTAATATTTCAGTAGCTTTTACTTGTCTTTGTAATATTGGTAAATAATCATTTAAGTAAGCACCAATATCTCCTACTTTTTGTTGTTTACCATCTACATTAACAGTTGTTACATAACCTTGTGCTTTTGCAACTCTTTCATATCTCATTCTCGTAGTTAAATCTAATTGATCTAATGCTAAAAGTTTAACATCTTCCATAACTCTATTTTTTTCAGCAATAATATCAAAAGTATCTTCTGTAAATGATCTTGATTTTATTTTGCTAATTTTTCTGTCTTGATAAATATTAATTAAGCTGAATGTTAAATTTCTTACAAATGATTTTTTATTTATTAAACTTGCTTCTGGATCTGCATCTAAATAATCTCGAAGCATTTGATCATATTCAGCTTCAATTTCGTTTGCCATAAGACGATCTTCAAGAGTTGGTGGTATACCAGATTTATTATCAGTAATATTTTTTAATAAACTGTTTTTAGAATCATCTGAAAAATCTAAAAATGCTTTATTATCAACTTGTTTATTTAATAAATTTTCATGTTGTACTTCTTCTACTAATACTTTTTGTTTTAAATCTGCAAATTCAATTTCTCTTTTTTCAGAAATAACTTTACTTCCAGTATATCTTTTAAAGTTTTCTAATTGTGATAATAATCTTATAGCTTCATCATAGTCTGAATCAGGATCACCTTTAATAGTTAAATCATTTATTTTTTGTGAATAAATATTAAAAATATTATTACCAAATAAATCATCACTTATAAAAGAAGCTCCATTAATATCAGAATCTAATTTTGCTATTGATTCTGCAGAATTTTCAAAACCTAATCCAATAGTATAATCTGCATCAGTAAATAATAAAGTTGCATCTATTTTTTGCAATCTTTTTTTTAAATCAGCAGAACCTAATTCATGTTCTTTGTTAAAATTTTCTGCATCACGATATATTTCATTTTTATATTTAGCTTTTAATATTGGGTTATCTGTGCTTTTGTATTTAGCAACATCCATATTAATTTTATCATTATATAATTGCACACTTTGTTTTTCATATGCTTTAAAAGAATTTGTTTTTAAATGATAAACACTTTCTAAATTTTCTAACTCTAAAGAATCTTGAACAAGTTTTTTAATTCTTTTGTTTTTAATATTAGATAATTTATTGTTAGATAATTGTTTAAAACTATTTTCCCAAACACTTATAGATTCTGCTTCGTTTGGATTATCTTTTTGTGATTCAATAATTTTATCTGATTCAGCTTTTAATTCTAATAAAGTTTTTTTAGCTTGTAATTTTTCTTCATTATCTCTTTTTTTTAATGCGTATGTTTGAATTTGTTTTGCAGCAGGAATTAAAGCAGATGCTTCAGTTAATGTTGATGATAATTTTATATTTGAAACAACTGAAGATGGTTCAGATGTAATTGATTTTTCAGATGTAAATGTAGGAATCTTTACCATTATGTATTAAAAACCCCACTAGATAATAAACTTGTTCCAGCTCCAGCTAGATAACCTATTTGAGATCGTCTTGCTTCCATTCTTGCAAGTCTACCTTCCATTCTTGCAAAAGATGCTTTTTCCATAGCTTGTGATTCTGCTACTTTAGTATTATATTCCATAACACTTTTTTCTATTTCTGCTTGTTCAGCATTTGATCTTAATACTCTTAAACCAGAACCAGATAATTCTGCACCGCTAGTTAATATTGCAGTTGTGGTTTTTCCTTGAAACTGTCTAAATTGATCATCAAACTTTTCAAGATCAAAAGCTAATTTATCTTCTAATCTATTTTTTTCTTGTTCATAAACTAAAGCATTTCTATTTTTAATAGCTTGATTATATTTTCCTACTGCACCCGCTTGTTGTGCTGCTAATAGTTGAGTTCCTACTGTTGCTCCTACTGCTAATTTTGTTCCTAGTGTTGCTGTTGCAAATGCTGCCATTAAAATATCCTCGCATATCTGTATTGATCTGTTCCATCAAAACCAAATTTTTTCATTAAACCTTCGTTCTCCAAACCTAACCACTCTGCAAATCTTTGACCTTGAACAAAATCTTTTCTAATTGCAGTTTGAACTCTTTTTATATTATGTTCTTTTGCAACTCTAGCAAAATCTTTTTTAATTGCTTTAGCTACACCTAAAGGATGTTTCCACATATCACTTGATGCTATAACCCAACCTTCTGCAACTTGACCCCAAATCATTTTCATTCCTGCAGCAAAAATAGGTTTATCATTTACTATTCCTGTAAAAGCTAAATTATCTTCTTCTAAATTTTTAGCATCACCTTCAATATTAATAAATTTTCTATCTGCTTCTAGTATTTTATGATTCATTTGATATGACAATATAATCTGTCCATGTTCTTTTGTGTAAGGTACTATATATAACATATTATCCATCATTTGTAGTTAATCTTGGGTATAACGATAAAATTGTAAAAGGTAAAGGTTGAGTTTGTCTAACAAAGATAAAACCATCAGTTTCATAATTACCTCTAAACTCTACCTCTTTATCTCCTGTAAATGGTGGTATACCTTCATCCATTAAATCAGCAGAACTTCTAAATGGTATTCTCTCTAAATTGCTTAAATCTGGTCCAACTTCTACACCAATAGTTTCAAACATTCTAACTGTAATATCATATATTCTTTTTGTCTTACCTTGTGATGTACCATTCTGTGATCCAGCATTTAATCTCATAGTTTGTA